GAAAATTTTGCTGTTAAACGAGACGCAGGCGTTGCTCGTCTGGCAGCGATGACAAAAGAGTTGCGCGGAACTATTAACCAAGTTGAATCCTATACATCTGCAAAGGATCGCAAAGGCTTACTGATGGCTGGTGCTGACCAAGCCATACGTGAGTTATTGGCTATTTTTAAAGATGATCCAATTGAAGCCCCACTGCAAGAAGCATCAATGTCTGTATGGGCTAAAATGCAATTAAGTGAGTAAAACAGATGCAACCACAAAAACAATCTGAGAATATTCCTGTTCGTTCTGGAATCATTTTTGGTCCAGGGAGAGCAGCCCGTTTACCAGATCCTGGTACTCCTGAATATAAGCAGCTTGTTGAGCGGATGCGTGGCGTTGTGGAGAATAACAAATGACAAAGGGCAAGATGCCGCCGCAGTTGGTGGAATATTTTAATAAAAAAGAAGCAAAGAAAGAAGACGGTTCAGAGATGAACGATAAGGAAAAACGCAAAGCTGCATTAGATAAGGCGCGTAAATATCAAAAACAAAAGCGTAAGGAATCAAAATAATGGCTACCATTTTATACGGCCAAACACAACAAGACATTCAAAAAAAAATTCAACTTTTACAAAAAGAAATAGAAACTTTTGAGCAACAAAGGCTTCAAATGGAGCCAATATATGCAGATATCATTGCTAGAGGTGGTCCTGATCTAAGGCCTAAATACACAGGTGTTCCAGTATTTGTATCGGAACGACAAAAAGAAATTGATTATTTAAATAGTTATTTAAATGAATTTAAATCAGAAACAGAACAAGGAACAGCAACAGATAAGCCTGTAAATACAGTTCAATCACAAGCAACTCAAAATGAACCTGTAGCGCCGCCAGCTAGTTATTCTTCGATTCAAGCCATTGGTCCTGTTGAACCTGCAAAAGAAGAAGATTATATATATGACACATCTGGCAATACTTACGAACAAGCGTACCAAAGATATTTGCAGCAGATTGAAGATAATAAAGCAACTTCAGCTTCTTTGCAAAAAAATGTTGATGATGCTAGGGCAGTTTATCTTGGCGGTTTAAAAGATCCGGCAGAAATTAGATCCGCATATGATAAATTACAATCTGCAATTAAAGCATCAAGTGATTATGCTAGTTCTTTTCTTAAATCTCCTTTAACAGCCCCAAGAAAAGAGGATTTTACCAATATCAAAAGCTATGCACCAACTCCTACAACGTCTCCCGAATCAGTAAAAAACCTTTCAATTGTTGAAAACCAAGCTGCATCAGGCAGTGAAGAAGCACAGGCTTTTTTAAATCAATACAAAGAAACAAGTTTAAATAATATTCCACAAGAAACAGAAACTCTAATTGCTTCTTCTGATACACCTCAAAAACCTAGTGGCCCTTCAACACCAGTAAAATACGATCCGGTGATGAAGCAATATGTACCAAACGTAGAACCCGGAAAAGTTTTATTAGAAATCTTAAAGCAAGCAAAGACGGGTCCCAGGGGAGAAGCGGTCGCACAGTCTCAGTTTGGGCCTAGGGGAGAGGATATTGCACAAATACTTCCTACGGGCCCCCGTGGAATGGATAGGCCCCCTGGTACCTACCACCCAAGCAATATTATGCCTTTACAGACGCCTGGGTCAAAGTTGCGCCCAGGAGAAGGTTATATGATTCAAAATCCGTTTGACCGTTCTCCTCAAACGGGGCCCGGTTTATCTACTGGTCCCCGTGGTGAAAATGTAGATCAAATTGCTCAAGTTCGATACCAATCAAAACCTGCTTGGCAACGACAATTAGAACAAGATTACCAACGCAACATTGATAAACCAATTAATCCAAACCCAGTTAAAAATTCTGGTCGCGGAAATTTAGATACATGGGAAGGTCCCGTTAGAGAAGCTCAAGCTCCTGCATTTGATGAACAGAAGGCATTAATTGCCAAACAGGCAGCAGATGAGTACCGTCGTCGCGATCAAACAGAAGATCCGTTCAGAACTTCTGCTTTCGGTTAGTATTAACTAACTGATTGGTTTTATTGTGCCTGCATACCTTCATCAAGCTTATCGACGCAATGCTCAAGCAGCAGCACAGAAACATCGCGTTAAGAAGCATAAAGATGAAGATCTTCTTGAAAGGGCTAGGGAAGACTTTGGTTTCTTTTGTGATTACGTAGCAGATAAACCTCCGGCTAAACACCATATCGAATGGCATCGTCAGTTAATAACAAATCAAGACAGTTCTTGCCTGCTTAAGATTGCTGGTCCAAATATTGATTTATTGGCACCTCGTGGTTCAGCCAAGTCGAGCGTACTTGGTTTGTTTACTGCTTGGGCTATAGGCATCCACACCACAGCAAAAAAGCCTCTTCAAATTCTTTACTTGTCATATACGGTTGATATTGCACGTTCTAAATCTGCAACCATTAAACGAATTATTGAAAGTAAAAAATACCAAGAGGTTTTTCCGGTGGTTAAACTTCTTAAGAACGTTACCAGTAATGAATATTGGTCAATTGATCACCGCTTTGCAGGTATTGATGTTACTGGTGACGAACAATTTACTCTTTGTGCAGCAGGTCTAAAGGGTTCAGTTACATCCAAGCGTAGTCAGCTAGTGTTGGTCGATGACCCGATCAAAAGTTCAGCGGACATAGCTAATCCTGACATCAGGAAAATGATGCAGGATAACTGGAATGCTGTTATTTCACCAACTATGTTTGAAGGTGCCAGGGCCATTTGTCTTGGCACTCGCTTTAGGCATGATGATATTCACGCAACCACGTTTAATTCACAAAACAATTGGACGCAAATTGTTCTTCCAGCAATTCAAAACAATCCCGAAACAGGAGATGAAGAATCCTATTGGCCAGAGATGTGGTCTCTTGATTATTTAAAAGAGAAGAAACGGCAAGCACCAATTGCTTTTTCTTTCCAGTACATGAATCAAATCGTCAGGCAAAATGAGTTGTCTCTTGCGCCTGAACTTGTTGTCAAAGCAGAGATTGCAACTGAGTTTGATGCTCTGGGTGTTGGAGTGGACTTGTCTGCTGGAACTAAAGAAAAGAACGATTACACCGTCTTTGTTCTCGGTGGACGAATTGGAGACAAGGTTCATATTATTGATTATCGCCGCATGCGAGTCATGGGCAACTTAGAAAAATTAGATGCACTTAAAGAATTACTTAATGATTGGTCGATTGTTGGACGAGACGCTAACGGTAATTATTTCCCGACTTACAACACATGTGATATTTGGGGGGAAGCTGTTCAGTACCAGGCTTCCTTGGAGGCAGACTTTAAGAGAATTTGTTTAAATGGAGATAATCTCTATAACTTAATTTGGCACCCTGTTAAAGGCTTCAGGGCAGACAAGCTGGCAAGGTTTAGGGGCATCATGGGTATGTTTGAAGACCGAAAAATTATCTTTAATCGTTATCGAAATTTTACCGCCATGTTTGATGAGCTTACTAATTTTGGTGTTAGCGGACACGATGATTGCGTTGACGCCTTGGTTTGGCTTGTTAATGGCTTGGCTAAGAAGGGTAATTTGCAGGTTGATTACTGAATCGTAGAATAAGAAAAAAGTTTACGCCCGTGGGACCAGAGTATCTTGCTCTTACAGTAACAGCGATTGTTGCTGGTGTTTCTGGCGGAACCTGGACTGCGAACAAGATTCTTTCTAGGTTCCACGAACGAATGAAACAACTATCAGACCTCACCAAAAATCAAGGAACCAAGCTTGACCATTTTGAAGATCAAATCAATCGCATGCCGTTGGAATACGTATTAAAAGTTGACTTTCTTAGAGAAATTCAACAGATGCATGACAACTTCAAGCAGATTAATAGTAAGCTGGACAAAATGATGGAACGACTTTTCAAATGAGCGCCAATTACATTATTGAAGTTCAAGAAGGTAGTGACGGCGATTGCTTTATTGAACTTCCAGATGATTTAATCGAAGAGCTTGGCTGGGTTGAAGGCGACATCCTTTCGTGGGATTTGAAAGGAAACGGCATTGTTCTTTCTCGTGTTAACGATGAAAGTGGATACGAAGTAATAGAAGAGTAAAATAAAAGTAGATATTTAAAAAGCATGTATTACAGCGGGGAAAGGAACGTTGGGGGTGCGGCAGGTAATTTACTTGGAACTGCTAATACAGGAGGAATTCCCAACCTCCCTGTTGATTCTGACTTATTAAAAAAACTTAAACAACCCGGAACTTCACCACCGCCCGGCTTTCGCGAACAGTATGGACTTCCTTCGGGTCCAGATCAAAAAAGCCCAAACAATACCCAATTTCGTCAAGCATTAGGAGGGTTTACTCCTGTTGGAAATCTAGGCGGCCTTCTTGCTCAGGCTTATCCCGGTGCGTCTGCTCTTGGCGGCCAAATGGGTATGAATATGGGAATGCCACAAGGCATACCGGGAATGCCCACCCCGAATGTTTTTTCTGTTCGCCCTAGAGTTTCTTACCGTGAGTCAGAAGAGGGCGGTTTAGATTTAGGCGGTAGCGTTAATATTCCGATAGGAAAAGAAGGCAGGATAAATGTTCAAGGAGGTTATCAACCAGAAACAAATATGATGAATCTTCAAGGAACAATTGGTCAGCCTCCCGGAACACAAGGCCTTGGTTTAGATTTCTTTGTTAATCGAAATCTAAATCGTAAGTTTCCTGGCGGCATGGACAATATGGGTGGACAACTTCGGTACAATACACAATTTTAATCAAAACTGTTAAACTAATTCCAGTGGGTTGAAAATAGTTAATGGCTGTCGACGCTAAATCTCGTCTCAAAGAAATTGTTGATTCCTACCTTGAAAAGGACGGTGGAATTGGCGTAGATACTGGCGTTGTTGCGGCCCACCTGGCGCAAATGAAAATGTTTGGCATCCGGCAGGGTGTTGAATTTTTTCCAGCCCAGGACAACTTTGGTAATCAACGAAAAGATTTTATTGATCGTGTAATTAAATACAATCAGATCGACACTCATCTCGATTCAATTTGGGACTACTTTTTGTGCGACGGCCAGGGATTGTTTTATATTCGGCCTACTCAAAATAATTACCGTCTTTACTTCTTTCGTAAACACGAGTATCGTTCCTATTACAACATTGACGGAGAGCTTGATGAGGTCGTCATCATATACAGCTATAAAGTCAAAAATGGTTTTGGTTTTAATCAAGACATTAATCAGTCTTCAGTCTCTGGTCTTGAAACGTTAGGCGGCCAAGGCACTAAACGATATATTCGATTGTCAATCAAAAGAAAATCCATTGAAGAAACCCATTCTGAAGGTGAGATTTCTTTTGATCAACCAATGGGCATTGCCCCTGGTAAAACAAAGACCTATAGAAATACCCTCGGGTTTATTCCCTGTGTAGAAATCTTTAACAATCCTAAAGGCTTCTCTACAGAAGGTATTGGTGAGTTTGATGCTCTTGCCAATCACATTGTTACGCACGATGAAATGATCCGCACGATGCGGAAAAACGTTCAATTTTTTGGCAACCCAACTCTTCTTTCTTCCCGTCCCAAGACTGATCTGATTGAGTCAGGTGGGGATGGTGTCGTCCAGCGTCCTTCCATTGCAGCCAACTCAGGCTTTGCTAGTGGCTCCGCATTGAGTCGGTCAACCTTTAAATCTGATCCCATCAGTCGAGGTGTTGATGGTCAGATCAGGGTTCCACGCATTATTGCAAACCTGGAACCAAACGATCGAGTTGGTTATATCGTTCCAGATGCCATTACTGGAGATCAAAACGCATTTGCTCGCCAGTATCGAGAAGAGATACGTACCGCCCTGGGTGGTGTTGACGAGCTTTCAATTTCTGCTGGTGTCACAGCAACGGAATACAAATCGTTATTTGGTCGCGTAGCTGCTACATCAAAGAAAAAAGCAACTGCCGTTTATACGTACGGTATTTGTCGTTGCCTTGAGTTAATCATTTTCCAGGAAGAGCGTTTATTTAAGGAAACACTTGCTGCCGCTGCAGGACTTGAAAAACCCATCGAGCCACCCGATGACGCGTCATCAGATGAAGTGCAGCTATATCGAGCCGCCCTTAGTGGGTTTGATGAACAAATCAAACGTCTGATGATGGCTTGCGTTAAGACCCAACAGATTCCACCAGGAGTGTTGGGCCTTATTCCCGATGGTGACATCACGATTCAGTGGCGTTGGCTTGGTCCCGTTTACGAGGATTCCACTCAGGACATCCTTAACAACTCCATCGTGGTACGCAACTTACAAGAATTAGGTGTTGATAGCATTGAAGCACTGAAATACCTCTTCCCGTCAAAAACGGATGAGGAGCGGGCCGAGATGTTATCTGGGTTCCCGTTCAGGATGGTGGGTGAATTGCAGAATGCATATTCTTCATTCGCTCGCTTAGTGGGAGGCATGATGCAGACCCCTCACCCGCAATCACCGGACTTACCGATGGCTGCGGATCCAAGACTGGATTTAACCCCTTATCTGTATCGAACTCTCGAAGCTTTACAAAAGGAGATGAGTTATGCAGGACGCTACCGTCCAATCGATCCCACAGACGAGCCAAGCACCAGTGGCCGTAGCTCCCAGCAGTTACGTGACTCCGGCTCCGTCCAACCAACAGGTCAGCTACCAGGTGGCGCCTCAAGCGTATCAGGTGGGTACGAGTTACCCCCAAGCGGTACCCCAGGCGAGCCCCAGCTACCAATCCGCCCCTACTCAGTACGCCCCCCAATCCCAACCGGCGGAAGCCCAGGGCAACCCGTGGGAATCGGCGTTCAACAAGGTGGTGAATCTACTGAGCGCACCAGTTCAATCCCCGTTCCAGGGTCAGTCCTCCGCGCCGACGACTCAGTTTACCCCGGCGAATTACGGTCAGGTCAGCAGCCAAGTTACGCAACAATCGGCTCCGCAGACATGGTCGCCCAACCAGGCTTACTCGCCCAACTCTTCCCAAACCTCCTCAGCTCCGTCCTTGGAGCAGGTAGCCGACTTGGTGGGAATGAGCCAGGAAAGCCGTCAGGTGATGGACGCGTTCGGGGTCGAAGCACCGGCAATTCTGAACAACTACGCTCTGAACCTGGAGCAAATGCTGGACAGCGCCGTCGCGTGGGGAAGCCGCGCAAGTGAGACGATCCAGGGATACGCTCAGTTCGCAGTCAACGAGCATCAAGAGAACCTGGCTTATAACGAAATTCTGACCAACCCCGATGTTCTCAGCGATTACACGCTGAAGTTCTTCGGTCCCGAAGGTCCCTATCCCGTTTACGAAAACGAACAGCAATTGGAAACTCCTGGTTACCGCACGGAACCCGTTAATCCCCAATACGGACAACTCCCTGCTCCCCCTACTGCCGCCACTCCTCAGCAACCTGAGAATTTCTGGGGCACCTTTAACGAAGTGATGGCACGCGATCCCCAGAATGCCTGGCGCGTCATCAACCAAGCTCAGCCTCAAGTCCTGGCTAACAAACTGTTTGTGATGGAGTGAGGCCATGCGTCCACTCCTTAAATACGGCGTACCTCTTGCTGGCGGCTTAGCTGCTGCGGGGTATGCCGCTTCTCAAGGCGAAGATCCAGGTTCGTCCGTACTTGCCGGACTTGCTGGTGGCGCTGGTGCTGCCGGTGGTTTAGTTGCTGCTCGCAAATTAGCCGGTAAGTATGCTCCGGATATTTACAGAGAAGCTCTTTCTGCTAAACAAGAAGCCGATTTGGGACTTCTTCATAAAGCCGTTCAAATGGAAACACGCCAACGTGCTGAAGGACTTCCCAAATCTATGGCGCAAAAAGCCATTGAAAGCACTCTTTCTAGATCAGCGAATTTAGAAATTCCACAGGAAGAACAATTTATTCGTGGAACAGGTAAAGCTCTGGCTGCCGGTCTTGTCCCCGGTTCCGCTGCACTTGCCGGTCTAGGCGGTGTTGCTGCTGGTGCAATTCCCGGAGCAATGGGAATCCCTGGTTTCCAGCAAAATGTAATTACTGATCCCGAACTTGCGGGGTCTAGTAATACACCTATGGCACGCGCAAGTACTCCTACTTTGCGTTACATTAGTTGATAAATTATCAACTGCTAAAATTTGTTTTAGATAAGACATTTCTTGTCTGAATCTTTCACCCGACAAAGTCCTGCGTACTGGAGGATAAACTAAAGTGTTTCTTGATACCGATTTCCCCAAGATTTTGGGTGCAGAGCTGTATCGCCCCCACCCGGCGTACATCT